TTTCATCTTGACTTTTTAAGTTAATCTCCTATATTGTCATTAATAATAAAAGAAAGGAACTATGACTGATATAACTAAATATAGAAATGTTTCTCTTCCAAAAGAAACATACAAGGTTTTAGAAAGTTTATCAAAGGTATTATTGCCTGACGCTAAACTGTCTATATCTAAAACTATTGAATGTATTGCGAATGAGAAAGCAAAAAAACTAAACGGTAAAATAAAAGGTAAATAATGTTACAGATAAGTAAAGAACAAAGAGAACAACTTTTAAAATATCTTATGGCAAAACCTTATGCAGAAGTAGCACAAGTAATTGCTATGGTTGCATCTTTAAAACCAATAGAATCAGAAAGCACAGATGACAAGTCAAAAAAAGATTTGTCCTAGGTGCTCTGGTAACGGTTTTATAAAAGTAAAACAAAGTATAGAAAAACCTGTAGACATTGTAGTACAGTGTCCTATGTGTAATAGTGAAGGAGAAGTATATGATAAAGAATTTGATGATTATTTTGATAGTCATGTTGAGCTTAAATCATTGCTCAAGCACTGACATTATAAATGTAACTGCAGGTATCTACAGTGGCATGGAAGATAAACCAAATCCTGTAAGTGCTATAAAAATGTTAACGAAAGAAAAAAATGAATGAAAGTGATATATCTTATTTAGCAGGTTTGTTTGATGGTGAGGGATCTGTGTACGTCAAACATACCAAACAAAAAAGAAATACTAGACCTGGTAAACCTATACATAATGTATGGGTTATCAGAATGGAAATAGCCATGACTGATAAAGATACATTAAAGTGGTGTTATGAAACTTTTAAATGTGGATCTTTCGGTGAAAGAAAAGTTAAACCTGGAAAGAAAAGACAATGGCGTTGGCGAATCTCTCATAGAGACGCATTAAAGATTGCAGTTTTGATATGGCCTTATGTTAAAACTAAATTACACGGCATTGAAAAAATTATAGACCATTACGAAGGTTATGATGGTCTAACTAAAAATGTAATTAATTTAGAAGAGTACAGATTAACAAAATCATTTAACTGGAATTTACATGGCAGCTGATAAATCTAGAGGTAAAAAATGGGATGGAAAATCAAGGGTTTCCAACGATTTGTATCGTAAAAGATTTGATGAAATATTTAAAAAAAAGAAAGAACAAGCTGACGTGCAATCAGATAATGTAGAGATGGAAAAATTAAAAGAAGAACAAAATTATTTAGAAGAATTAAAGAAAAAATTATGACACTAGAATTTGGATTAGGTATGTTTGTGTATAATATGATTTGTTTTATAACCATAGCTCTTATAATTTATTACGTGATTAATAAAATAAAATGAGTTTAAGAAGAAAATATGTTAACTCTGCATTGACAAATAAAACTTGTAACAAATGTGGTAATACTTACCCAAGAACAGAAGATTATTTTTACAGAAAAAAACACCACGCTAGAAAAGATGTTTTTATATACGAATCTAATTGTATCACTTGCGCTCTTAAAAAATCTAAACAATGGAAAAAAAACAATAAATCTAGAGTAATTGTTCAACAAATTAAATATCTTCAAACAGAAAAAGGATATTTTAAATCTTTATTTCATAGTGTTAGAAAATCTAAAAGAGGTAATTTGTTTAATGACTTTGATGAGTTTATGGAATGTTGGATATTACAACAACAAAAATACGGAGAGTATTGTCCTTATTATCCGCACATAAAAATGACTAGAATAAAAGGTACTGGCAAAACGACACCAACAAACATATCAACAGATAGACTTGTTAATACTTTACCTTATGCTAAAGATAATATTATGTTTGTATCTTGGAAAGCGAATAATGAAAAAGGTGAAATATCTCCTTATCTAGCTAAAAGAATGTTAGAGTTAATCAAAGAAAGAAAAAGATTAGATTTATTTGTCGAAATAGATACGGAAACCAGAAATGGTAGAACCTTTGTACCTTATCATAAACGATGAAATGGAATAAAAAATACGATTATCCTAAGTCTATTAGGTCCTTGATAAATGATGAAAGACACTACGATATAGGTAAAGAAAAATTACCGAGTGTTACAACGATACTATCTGCTACTAAATCGGATGAAGCTAAAGAATCTATCGCGAGATGGAAAGCGAAAGTAGGCGAGAATGAGGCGACAAGAGTCAGGGACACTGCTGCTAGTCGTGGTAGTAACATGCACTTGCACCTTGAAAGATATATTCTAGGGACAGGTCACAAGGATCTTACTGACGAGGGACAGGTAGCAGGGGACATGGCTCAGGTGATAATTGACAAGGGTTTATGCGATGTTTCTGAAATATGGGGCAGTGAAGTTACCCTATATTACCCAGGGTTGTATGCAGGTGCTACAGATTTGGTTGGTATATATGACTACGAGGACTCGATTATTGACTTCAAACAGTCGAATAGGCCCAAGCGACGGGAATGGATTGATGATTATTTCATGCAGCTGGGCGCGTATGCGATGGCTCACAATTACGTTTATGGGTCTGAGATTACTCAGGGTGTCATACTTATGTGCACACCGGATAATTATTTCCAAAAGTTTCAAATAAAAGGCAAAGAATTTATCAAATACCAACACAGATTCCTAGAAAAAGTTGATAGATTCTATAATGACAGAAATAAGGCAGCGTCATAAAATAGCCATAATTAAAAAGCTAGGTTTTATGCGGTTCATCACCTCCCTATAGGTTTCTGGATATTGTTAAATTTGCGATTTGGGTTTAGAAAAAGAGAGGTGATCTGGGGTTGAGGTGATCAGCAAGTAATACCAATGGTTTTAGAGCATGGTGTAATTTAGAATGATTCTAAGATAGGGGCCGCGAGGACATCTGGGATTTCAAATTGGACTTAATAATTCTGGAAAACCTATAGGGGTCTGATATATAGTTCTTATGCCTAGGAAACGTAAAAGAAAAAAACCTAAAAGTAAAAAGTTAATACCTCTAAATGTAAAATCATTGGGTAGTGATATATCTGCATATCCATTTGTAGAAATAGAATGGAGCGATATCGAAGGCGATGCAGGTTGGTCTGATACTAAATCACTTAACAAAGAAAAATTACCTGTATGTGTATCTAAAGGTTATCTTGTTAGTCAGAAGAATGGCGTTACTAGAATATTTACAGATTATATAAAAACAAAAGATAAACCTACGTTTGATAGTATTGGTAATACAACTATAATTCCAACATCTGTAATTAGATCTATAAAAAAGATTAATTAACTTTCTTAACTCTTGGTAGTCTTTTTTCTTCAATATTTTTTTTAATATCTTCTACTTTTACATCCTCTAACAATGGTGAGTATTCATCAATAATACTTTTTAATTCTTTTTCCATTTCTTCTTTGGACATGTCATCTAATTTACCTGTTCTAATAATTTTTTGTTCGACATACAAACCAGCTGCCTTACCTCTCATGTGTTCAACATTACCTGCAGCCGAGAAAGCACCTTTTTTTAAAGCTGCATCTCTAATTTTTGCTAACTCCGATATGTGTCTACCATAAGTTACTTCATACTTTTGTTGATATTCATCTCGTATCTCTCCAATGTATTTGACCACCAGTGGATATTTTTTAGGATTACGTAGTTCAGATGCTCTAACGTAAGCAGAATCTTTGTCATAACCTGCCTCGATAGCACATTCTGTTGGTGTTTTTCTGCCTTCGTTTGTTACCAGTAATTGTGCAAATTTTATTTGCATTTCTGTAAGTCTTTTTGGTACTCCTGCCATACTTGACATTTAAAGTAATATTAAGTAAAAGTCAATATATGATAAATGCGAAAGAACTAGCTAAACAGTTGGATAATTTTTTAAAATCTCCAACATGTCAAGATGCAAGAGTTGTTGTTAAGTTACCACAAGGAGAGTTTCGTTCTCCTGATGGACAGTTTGATATTTTATCTATAAGTTTATTTGAGAATAATATTATTGGATCTAGAGAATCTCATAGATTAGTGATAGAATTATCTACTACACAAAGCTGGCAAATGGGTAGTATTAAGAAAAAACTGTAAGCATAATTTACTTTAAATAAGCTATGGGACCAGAAGCTAAATTCTACAATTATTTTAAAAAAAACACTCCCAATATTTCTTATACAAGAATAGAAAATACTAGCAGTTTAGGTACGCCAGATGTATTGGCATACAATAAAAATAATACTTTTTTCACTATTGAATTTAAAGTAACGAAGAGTAAAAAAGTGCGGTTCTCACCACACCAAATTGCGTTTCACGTGAAACATCCACACAATACTTTCATCTGCATCAAGACCCCTGATGCTTGCGGCTTGAGACTTTATGAAGGCTTGAAGATTAGAGAGCTTGTAGCTTGCGGCTTGGAGCTTGACGCTTGTTGCTTGGGGCTTGAAGCTTGTCGCTTGCGGCTTGAGAGCTTGTAGCTTGA